TTGCGGCAGCCACAATTAACACATACACAGGTGCGACACAGGCTTTGAATAGTAAAGTACCCGCTCCTGAACCATTCGCAACTATCATTCGTATAGCACAAGCAGGTGTAATTGTTGCAACAGGTATTAAATCTATCCGTGAGATAACAAAAACAAAAGTTCCCGGAGGTGGTGGAGCGTCAGCACCTAGTATAAGTGCTTCTGCACCTGCAACTGCATCAGCAGTACCGACATTAGGGAATAGTCCTGTTACGGCAATAGCCAATGTCATGCAAAATCAAAAGCCAATAAGAGCATTTGTAGTTGAAAGTGAGGTAACAGGAACACAAAGAAGGGTGGCTGATATTGAACGAAGGGCAGGTTTTTAATATTTATAACTATGAAAGTGAAATTACCATTATATAAAATGTTGATTGCCGATGATATAGATGGCGAGGAGGAGGTAGATTATGTCGCATTGGTTGAATATCCTGCTATACAAAGGAATTTTCTAGCATTTAATGAAACAGATGAGTTTGAAAGTTACGCTGATTACCCTGATGGAGTAAAAGGTAACGCTAGAAGGGTATTAGAATATGCAGAAAAGAATGGATGGGGTTCATGTGGTACTCCTGTTGGAAAACAAAGAGCCAATCAGTTAGCAAGTGGAGAGGCTATATCACTAGAAACTATCAAAAGGATGTACTCTTATTTAAGCAGACATGAAGTGGACTTAAATTCTTCTAAATCTTATGGAGATGGATGTGGTAAATTGATGTATGATGCTTGGGGTGGTAAGGCTGCATTAGGTTGGAGCCGTAATAAATTAAGACAATTAGGAGAATTAGGAGATGAACAAAGTGCTGATTTAAAGTTTGCTATACAAGATGAGGAACAAAGAATAGTAACAGGTCCACTTATGATAGCCGATTAACCTATTTATAGGAGAGATGAGGATGGCGAATACTATGTAGTGTTTAGTGCAGAGGAAATAAAGAAAATAGTACAAAGATTTTTCAAGAAAGGTTATCAAGCAAAGGTTAATATTGAACACGGAAAGCCTGTTGATGATGTTTATATGTATGAAAGTTATATAGTTGATAGGGATAAGGGTGTTATGCCACCAAAAGGATTTGAAGATATATCTAATGGAAGTTGGTTTGGAAGTTATAAGGTTGATAACGATAAGATATGGGAAGAAGTTAAGGCAGGTACATTCAAAGGATTCAGCATAGAAGGTATGTTTAGATACCAAAAGACAAAAGAAACAATAACAGAAGAAGAAGTTACGATGCAAAAAGTCATCAATATTTTATCACAAATTGAACACTAATAAAAATTTAATATTTACAATTATGAACGCAAAAGAAGCATTACAAGAAATCAAAAAGTTACTATTCACAGAGAATAGTAAACAAGAGTTTGCCTTAACAGATGGCAAATTAGAAGATGGAACTGCTGTAAAGTACGATTTAGAGAGTGGCGAAATCTATGTAGTTGGTCAAGATGGGGCGAATATGCCTGCACCTGTTGGCGAACACAAACTTGAATCAGGCGAGGTTATCGTTGTGGTTGAAGAGGGTAAAATCGCAGAAGTTAAAAAGGCTGAAAGCGAACCAAAGGTTGAAGTTGAGGTTGAGGCTGCAAAAGAAGATGCACCTGCCGAAGATGAAAAGCCAAAGATTGACGAGCAAATGTCTGCAATGGAAGAAAAATATGCAGCACTTGAAAAGAAAGTAGAGGAAATGGCTAAAAAGTTAGATGAAATGGGTGTTAAGGAAGAAAAAATGAGTTCTGCAATTAAATTGTCAGCACAAGTTTTAGAATCATTAGCAACTGAACCATCTGATGAAGCAATTCAAAAGCCTAATACTTTTTACAAAGAAGTAAAAGACGCGAAACAACAACAATTTAATAAATTACAACAAGTTTTTCAAAATTTAAAAACAAAATAATATGGCATTAGATTTAACAGCACTAACAAACTATGTAGAACAAAATGCCCAGCAACTTACTGCTGCTGCAATTTTCAGTGCGAAAACTGCTTCTTTGATTGAAGCGAAGGGTAATGTTCAAGTTGGTATCAAATCAGCAGAAACTATCAATGTTTTGACTACCGATGCGGTATTCCAAGCAGGTGGTACTTGCGGATTCAATTCAAGTGGTACAACTTCTATTACACAAAGACAAATTACAGTAGGTAAAATTAAAGTTCAAGAGGCTATCTGTCCTAAAACTTTTGAAGCGAAGTATACACAAAAGGCATTAAGAGTAGGTTCTACTTATGATTATATGGCTTACGCAACAGACTTCACTAACCAAAAGATTGCAAGAATTGGTGCTGCTCTTGAAACTGCAATTTGGAAAGGTGACATCGGAAGTGGTGATGCTAATCTTAATAAGTTTCAAGGATTTGCTAGTATCATTAATGATTTAGGCTTTGGTGGTGCAGGTGACCCAATCAATGGTAACACAAGTGCATTAACTACTTTGACTAAATCAAATGTAAGACAAGCAGTTGATGAGATTTTCTTAGCAATTCCTGCTGCTCTTTTAGATAAAGATGATTTTGTTATCTTCTGTGGTAACGATACATTCCGTGAATATGTTGTTGCACTTCGTGAGGCTAACTTATTCCATTATTCAGTAGATGCTGCAAATATGGAAATCTTAGTTCCGGGAACTAACATCAAATTAATTGGTGTGAATGGTTTAAACGGAACTGACTATATGGTTGGTATCTGTATGAGCAACATGTACTTAGGTACAGATATGTTGAATGAGCAAGATAAGTTTGAATTGTTCTATGCAAAAGAAGCAGATGAAATGAGATTTGTAGTAGAATTCAAATTAGGATGTCAAGTTGCATTCACAGATGAGATTGTTTTCTGGAAGAAAGCATCAGCATAGTAGAAAATAATATGGGTGGGGGTAATACTCCACCCTTTAACTAAATAAATTTATTAATATGGCATGCGCATTAACACAAGGATATACTCTTGATTGTAAAGATAGCATAGGTGGTTTAACTACGGTTTATTTCGCTCCTTGGGAAGATTTAGCGACAGTCACTATTGCTGCAGGAGTTGTAACGACGCTTACAATGGATGCAACAAAAGTGTTTTATAAATATGACCTTGTAAAAGAAAGTTCTAACTTTGCAGAAGCAGTAACAACCAATGTTCAAAATGGTACTGTTTTCTATACTCAAACATTAGAGGTAATTTTAAACAAATTGCAAGTTAATACTAGAAATGAAATCTTGCTTTTAGCAAAAAATAGATTAGCAGTAATAGCAGTTGATAATCAAGGAGATAAGTGGTTTTTAGGAGTTGCTTATGGTCTAGACTTAACAGGTGGCGGTAGTGCCACAGGTACTGCATTCGGTGACAGAAGTGGTTACACTTTAACTTTCACAGGTAATGAGAAAGAATTAGCACCAAAAGTAACTGCTGCTATCCCTATCACGTAGATTTGGTTTGTTTACATATGGTTTTTTGGAAAAGGCATCCTTCGGGGTGTCTTTTTTTTTATACAAGTAACAATTTATTATATTTACTATTATGATTAGACTTACAAAAAATGTTACAGGGTTCATTTATTTGAGTTTAGATGACAAAAGGCTTACATCTAGTAATTCATATACAATATTATTTGTAAATGAAGTAACGAATGAACAAGTTAATCTAACTTTGACAGATGTCAGTTCATTCAAAAATAGATATTCAAAGTTTGAAATATTAAATACATCATTCAATACAAAGACAATAGGATTTTGGAGGTATTATGTAACACAGGCAGGAAGCGGTGCTACAATAATAGCAACAGGTAAGTTTGAATTAGTTGATACAAATTTAAGTGATACAGATGTCATTAGATACAATGGGTATAATGGCGCATATAAAACATATACAGTATGATTAAGTTCTTAAAGTTTGACCAAGTTCCATTGCCAGTCTATAAAGAAGTGAAGGGCAAAGATTGGATTTACTATGGCGAAAAAAATGATTACCCTGATTATCTATTGCGTTTATACAACAATAGTGCAAAGCACAATGCAATTATAACAGGTAAAGTAGATTATATCTGCGGAAATGGATGGGATGCTAATTCCGAAGATGAAATGGAAAAGGCAAAAGCCTATACAATTTTAGATAAGGTTAATACCAAAGGGGAAAGCCTTACAGACATAACTAAAAAGATGGCAACCGACTTATCAATATTCGGTGGTTACTATTTACAAGTTATTTGGAGCAAAGGCACAGGAGAGATTGCTGAACTATACCATCTAGATTATTACAAGGTTAGAACTAATTCTATCAACAATACATATTTTGTGGCTGATGATTGGATTAAGAACGGACAAGTAAACCCTAGACCTAACTATTTAGAATATCCAAGATTTGATGACAACAATAGAAAGGGTAGTCAAATTCTATATTTCAAAGAATATAGAGCAGGGTGTAATATTTATTCACTTCCTGATTATAGGGGTGCTATTTCTTATATTGAACTAGATATTTGTATAGGCGAATACCATTTGAATAGTATAAACAATGGTATGTTCGGTTCTAAACTTATCAACCTAAATGGTGGGAGGGTTAGCGAGGAAGAAGAAAAC